CATACTGTGCAGTTTTTGCTGGACTATTTGGCACATCTCAGGGTTCGAGATGGGTTCTCATTGAATACGCGGGATTTTCAGGAGAGCCCCGTCACTCGTTGACGGGGTTTACTGTGCAATATGGCTATAAGTATGGGCAAATCGCAACCAAGATGGGTATCGATAAGGTCCGCTGTTGGAAGGTGAAGGATGCGGGTGCCGTTGAGAATCGAGATATTCCTCAGGTATCACTTGGAATCCATGTGGAGGGAGCATGTTGGCCCGCCCCACACCCATACGACAAAATGACGTTGAAGTCCGCTTTGGCGAAGCGTGTATTGTGTAGTTTGCCTCCTGTTGACCGAGTTTTACTCAAAGAATTTCGAGATTTCGTTCGGTCGTTCTGTTATCAGAAATTCGAGCCCCTTCAACCTGACGCCGATGTCGGGTTCCGTTCGTGGCTTGATAAGACGTCCTATCCTGACTGGCGGAAACGTCAGTTGGAGAAAGCTCAAGACAAATGTCAGGGCAGGATGCATCAAAAGTACCTTAAGTGCAAATCATTCATCAAGCGCGAGAGGTATAAGAAATTCAAACCTGCGCGGACTATCAATAGTCGCAGTGATGCGTTCAAGGGCTGGAGTGGCCCGCTATTTAAGTTGATAGAGTCCGAAGTTTACAAGCTCGATTGTTTCGTTAAACACATCCCAGTTTCCAAGAGGATGGCGTACATTCGAGACATTGTTAAAGACAGGTTGGCCGGTTACGTCGAGACCGACCACAGCCGATTTGAGGCTCACTTCACTCCGGCAATACTTCGCGCATGCGAATTGCAAGTGTATCGATATTTCATTCGTCTTCTGCCTAACCGAGCAGAGTACGATTACTGGATCACTAAAGCCCTTTCAGGCGTCAACATCCTGGGGTTTGAGTCACTTCGTGCGAAGGTTCGAGGAACGCGTATGAGTGGCGATATGTGTACCAGTCTTGGGAATGGAATTACCAATTACCTCTTAATGGCATTCTATGCGCACAAACATCAGTGTGTGCTTAAGATGGTGGTTGAGGGTGATGATGGGTTGGCATCACTCAGAAAAGAAGGTCGCCCGCATGTGCCTGTTGCGGATTTCTTTACTCGGTTGGGCTTTGAGATTAAGATGGTTATTCACGATGATCTCGAGTCCGCGGGATTTTGCCAAATGTACTGCAGCGAAAGTGGTAATGTTTTGGTTGATCCTGTAAAACGAATCCTCACCGTGGGGTGGTCTTTCAGCAATGACAGGTTTGCCGGTCCTAGAGTCCGTGCGGGTCTGTTACGTGCTAAGGGACTTTCCTTA